TCTTTCAGCAGACCTTACTGGACTACTTCAACGGCTCACAGTAGAGGCGGACAAGATCAATCTTGCATATATCTCATGCCGGGCAGATTCCGTGGCGGTACGCCATGGCAGATGACGCAGATCGAGCAATAGATTTCAACGCTCTTGCTCTCGCAGAGCATTGTAGAGCCGAGAACCTAGGCCCATCCAGCACTCACTGCTTAGAGTGCGAAGACCCTATTCCTGAGAAGCGCAGGGCCGCTGTGCCTGGGTGCAAATATTGTATTGAGTGTGCACAAGAACTTTATAAAGGACTGGCATGAGCGAGCACACCCTTAAATACACCGCCCCGCCGACGGTTGCTAGGTTCATGCGCTCTGATGCGTTCTTTAGAGGCATGCAGGGGCCAGTAGGCTCAGGAAAGTCAGTCGGGTGCGTCATCGAAGTGTTCAGGCAGGCGATGCAGATGCCGCCATGCAAAGATGGAATCAGGCGATCCAGGTACGCTGTTGTCAGGAACACGCGACAGCAGCTCAAAGACACGACGTTGCGCACCTGGCTTGATTGGGTTGTTCCTGATGTGTTCGGAAAGTGGAAAGAATCTGAGATGATCTTCGAGATGCGCTTCGCGGATGTGCAGTCAGACATCCTATTCCGACCACTGGATTCTGCCGAAGATGTTCAGCGGGTACTGAGTTTGGAACTTTCTGGGGCCTGGATCAACGAGGCAAGAGAGACGCAGGTCGAAATTCTCCAAGCCTTGATGAGCCGCGTTGGTCGATACCCGAAGCGCGAAGATGTGCAGGACTACCGGGCGTTCGTTATTGCTGATACCAACCCGCCAGAGATCGACAGTGCGTGGTACAAGATTCTCGAACACTTGCCGCAGGAGGAAGGCAACCCAGGGTCTATCATGGAGTGTGATTCGTTCTGCCAGCCGTCTGGGTTGTCGGCTGAGGCTGAGAACGTCGAAAACCTGCGGAAGAATTATTACGACGACCTGGCCCGTGGTAAGACCAAGGCGTGGGTGGACACTTACATCCACGGGCTCTACTCTCCAAGTCAGTCCGGCAAGCCGGTTTACAGCACCGTGTTCAGGCCAGAGAAACATGTGTCACGCACCCCTTTAAAGATTGACCAAGACCTTCCAGTGATCATTTCTTTCGACTGCGGGCTGACGCCGGCGGCCACGTTTAAGCAGATGGACCTTACTGGCAGAGTGCGTGTACTGCGAGAAGCCGTCGCCTTCGACATGGGGATGAAGAGGTTCAGTCGCAATTACCTGCGGCCGATCATCAAGAACTTCTTTCCAAACAACCCCCTGATTTTCATCGGAGACCCGGCAGGTAAACGCAGAGCTGACTCGGACGAGTCCAGCGCGTTTAAGGTGTTGAAAGAAGATTACGATGAGGATGGAGCCGTAGTAAAAGGGGCATCGACCAACGACCCAAAGGTGCGCATCGAGGCCACAGAACAGATGCTGACCCAGTATCCTGATGGGGAGCCTTTGATGTTGATAGACCCGTCCTGTAAATGGTATATTGAAGCACTGCGGAGCAAATATCGCTACCCGAAGCAGAAAGCATCCGGAAACTTCTCGGACAGTCCTGAGAAGAACGAGTGGAGCCATATCGCAGAAGCCGGGCAGTACGGGGATTTGTACCTGCTATCTGGAAAGTATGACCCGGCAGACCACATCCGGGTAGAGCAGAACTCGCATGACCCACTTAACCAATTCAGGGCATACCGCCCGGCCCAGCGCGAAGGATACTGATATGATCACCACAACCGAAGAACTTGCAAAACTCGGCAACCACTTGAAGGGGCAGCTCGGCCAGTTCATCACTGACCGGCAGTTGGTCGAGCTTCAATGGTTGAAGAACCTCCGCCAATACTTAGGGCAGTACGACCCTGATGTGCTCGCCAATATTCCGGCGGAGCGTTCTCATGTTTACCCGAGAGATACCAGGGTAAAGGTAAAGGGCGGCGTGGCGAAGATGATGGAGATGATGTTCCCGAGCCAGGACAGGAACTGGGCATTGTCTGTATCTCCTAACCCGTCTATTCCGAAGGAGGCGTTGCAGGAGATCCTCGACACGCTCCAGATGCAGCAGGAAGACCCAGCCGTCCCTATCCAGAGCGACCAGATTGAGCGAGCTGTTCGGGCGTTCGCAGACGCCCGCAAAGAGAAAATGGAGGCCCAGATTGCCGATCAGCTTGCTGACCCAGGCATCGACTACCCTCAGTTGTGTAAGCGGGTGGTGCGCACTGGATACATCTACGGATTCGGCGTGGCCCGATCCCCAATGGTTCGTACTCAGCAAGAGCGTGTGTGGGAAATGAACCAAACGCTTGGGGTGTACGAGGCCAAAACGGAAACACACAGGCGCCCGTACCCAGAATATGTCCGGGTATGGGACTGCTACCCAGATATGTCAGCCAGGGCGTGGGAAGACCAGGAGATGATCTTCGAGCGAATGGTCCTCACTCGGCATGACTTCAGCTTGCTTGCCAAGCGAGATGACTTCAAAGGCGCCGCTATCAAAGAATATTTGAAGGCTCACCCGACAGGGAACTATACCGCCAAGACCTACGAGACCGAGCTGCACCAGCTCTCCAAGACCTCCAATCTGGCAGACCGCACAGCCAGAAGGTACGAAGTGTACCGAGCCCTCGGTTTCGTTTCAGCGCATACCCTGCAAAATGTCGGCATAGAGGTAAAGGATTCAGAGCTGGACCAGGACATCCTGGCCGACCTCTGGTTCATCGACGATGTGGTGATCAAGGCCGAGAAGGCGGCGTTTGGGGACCGCCCATCCGACCAGTACCACGCGTTCATCTACACCGAAGACGAAGACTCCGGGCTTACTGGGGTGGGGCTGCCGGAGGAGGTGCGTGACTCCCAGATGTCGCTCTGCGCGTCCACCCGCATGTTGATGGACAACTCCTCAGCCATCGCAGGGCCGATCTTTGAAGTGAACACATCCTTGCTCGCTAAGGGGCGCAAGAGCATCGGACCTATCCATGCCTTTATGACCATTGAGAGAGAGGGAGATGGAATAGAAGCCCAACACCCAGCGGTAAGAGCTGTGACAACGCAGTCCCATGTGTCTGAGTTGTTGGCCATCATAGCCATGCAGCGGCAGCAGTTGGACATCGAGAGCAACCTGCCAGCGTTCACCATGGGAGGGGTTCAACAGCCGCTCGGGGAAGCGTTCAGGACCAGCAACAATATGAGTATGATGATGGGCTCGGCCAATATGGTCACGAAGGACACGGTTCGCGCCTTCGACAAGTTCACGACCAGTCTGCTTACCAGCCTGCTGCGGTGGAACATGGAGTTCAACCCAGACGAGACAATCAAGGGCGACTATCAGGTTGTGGCTAAGGGCAACCTTTCTCTGGTGGCTAAAGAGGTACGAGGGGCGGCGCTTGATCAGTTCGTAAGCACTCTGTCTCCGGAGGAGCGGGCCATCCTTGACACCTACGGGTTGCTCATCGACCGCCTCAAGGCGCGGGATCTCCCAGTAGACCGGGTGCTCCCGAAAGAGGAGGCGACAGCTATTCTTGAAGGGATGCGGGAAGCGGCTTCCGCTGCCTCGCAAATCGAGCAGGGGCTCACCACAGCCAAGACCGAGAAGACCACGGCCGACGCTGAGAAGACCCGCACCGACACGCAGGTAATGTCGGCCACTACAGAGGCCACCATCCAAGAGATCCTGTCTCGCGTAGAGAGCAACCTCGCCAACGCCAAAACCAGCCAGGATAAAGTACAGCTTGAGAATCTTCGGACTTTGCTGTCAACGGCTACGGAGAAAAAGGAGAGCTCCAAATGAAACTGACTATTGCGAATAGGCTGAAACTGTGCTTCGAGATATTGACAATCAGAAGCAGGCACAGACACAGCGCCCAGGAGAAGTGCTTATCTACCTTTCGTAGAGGGTACACCGCAGGGCGCAAGGACGAGCAGCTTGAACGCATTGAGGACGGACAATGAGCAAAGAACGCGAGGCAGAGCTGGTAGAGACGCTTCAAAGTTACACGCACACCGAGGCGTTCAGGCTCGCCGGGGAGCTTCTTGCCCTGCGGAGAGAGCGGCATCGTGACCGGCTAGAAGGGAGCGAGGACTCAGAAGTGAGAGGCAGATCGAAAGAG